CTCTGCACAAAAAACTCTACTGTTGGAAGTTTAGTACACTTGAACCTAAACTGAATAGGACTAGCGTAATCACTCTTAGAAGGTTCTCTATTAATTATATTTGTTGTTGTCATACTTATATTTATAAAAGTTTTTTAGAGGGTATTATTAAGGCTTAAAAAAAGGGGCCGAAGCCCCTTTTTTCTACTTTTCGAGAAGAATCGAAATTACATAATGTTTGTAACTTTAACTCGTCTGTAGTATAGGTTTTGTGCACCAGCAGCAACTGCGCCTGAGTTATCAAGAGCACCTGTACCGGCAGATGTTGCGAAAGGATTTTGAACCATTCCGTATCTAGTTTTAAATCCAATTTTTGGTTGGAAACTGTCTTGACCAACTGCACGAACCATTTGTAGTGGAACGTATGGACAATAGAACAGACCAGAATCGTAAGGTGAAGTTCCTTTGTAACCAATTACATAGTACTGACTTGCAGATACGTTAGCAGCATATGGGTCAACATATACTTTAAACTTACCATTAAGTACACCAGCAAAAGTATTACCTGTGTCATCAACATTTAAGTTGTTGTTCAACGCAGGAGCGTAATCTAAAACACCAGCCATTTGTAATGCAGAAGCAACATCAGCAGAACAAATGATTATGTTCCCTTTACCTCTACGAGTTTGTTGACCGATAGCGTTAGCATCTCTTTCTAGTTGATACATCAACCCTTTGAATTTCTCAACTGACCAACGACCATTTGAGTCTGTGTCTAAATCAAAGATACCAGCAGTAGTTGTATTTACTTGAGCACCCGCTTTTGCGTGTGAGTAAATAGTTCTAACTACTTCTCTGTTGATTTCAGCAAGAATTTCACTTGAAAGGATGTTTGCAAGTTCTGTTTCTGCGTCTAAACCGTGGATTGCTTTTAAGTCTTGTGCAAGTTCCATTGTGTACTCTGCTTTTAGAGCACGTGATTTAGCAGTAACAGTTACTTTGTCGATTGAGAAAGCCATTTCAGCGAACTCATCAGTACCATCACCTAAAGTCTCTGCCTGAGTAGTACTCATACCAGAACCAGTTGTGTAATCACCAGCAGAAGGTGAATCGTTTAGTGTTGCAGGGTTAGTACCAACTTGAGCGTCAGGGGAACCTGAACCTCCAGCAGCATCTCTTGCAGAGAAGTCTGAATCTGCTTCATTGAATAGTGCTTCTGCACCAGCCTGTGAACCAAATCTCGATTTCATAGCGAAGATTAATCCTGTTGGACCAGTCATTGGTTGTACACCACAAATATCATATGCGATAAGATTTGGCATAGCACGTCTAACCAGTGATATTAATACTGGATCAAAGTTATCAACATTGGAACCAGTTGCGTTTGTTGGTGCAGCCTCAGCCATAAAGCTTCGGTCTTCCCTAACTGATTTTTCTTGATTTTCTAAAATCACAGTAGTTACAGCTCTTTTATAAGCATCTTCGATTTTTGGCAAATCTGGATGTTCTAGGACTGGCTGCCACTTTTCCTGTAAGTTTTCAGTAAGATACATTTACTATCTCTCCTTTATTTTATTTACATTTAATAAGAACATTAAGCGCCTCTATTGACTTGTTTAAGGTTCTTTGTTATTGCGGCTGTATATGCAGCCATAGCATCGGACTTGCCAGCATTAAAATCAGCTGGTTCGTTTGCCGCCACAGAATCAACAGAGTCGTTTTCTGTTATTTCTGATTTCGTTTTAGGAAAATAAGACTCTTTAATAGTCTCTAACTTTTCTCTAAATTTCTCAGCACTATCGTACTCAACATTCTCAGCCATAGATACGAACTTTTCTTTTTCTGTTTCTGCTAAATCAGCAGTTACTTCAATGATAGCTTGTGCCTTATTAAACTCAGAAACTTCTTTTGACAGATTTACGTTTTTCTCAATCTGTTCGTTAAGTTTAGTTTCTAAATCTTTTGATTGATTTGTTAAGTCTTCTAGTACATTGTATTTTTCTTCTGGAACATCAATATAATGTTCTTTAAATAAAGATTTAAGTCCAGTGATGAAATCCTCAGCAATCTCGGTACGAATACCTCTTTCAACTGCTAATTCATTTTCTTTCATCCATTCTTCAACAACATAGTTCAGATACGAGTCAACCTTTTCAGTCATCGCTTCTTTTATTGTTTCAGTTTCTTTTGAAAGTTTTTCTTCATACTGAGACTCTAGTACTTTAACCTGTTCTTGTATTCTTGTCTTAACAGCAGTTTCAAAAATAGTCGCAGCCTTTTCCTTGAATTCCTCGGATAGGTCAGCGTCTGTTGAAACTAATGCCTTAACATCATCAGATAGGTCAATATCCATTTCAGTTGAATCAGTTGTTTCAGCAACAGTTTCTACACCGTCATCTACTTCTACTTCTTCTTCTTTCATGTCAGATGGTTTTTGGTCATTTGGTAATGAACCGTCTTTCGCATCTTTATTAACCTGGTCCGATACTTTAGATACCTTTTTAACAGCGGTTTGGCCATCAGGGTCAGTAGGTTTAACCACTGCCTTGCCCAAATCTTCGCCGTCGTTTTTAAGATGAGTAGGTTCAGCAGGAGCTGCATCTTTATTGGCAGCATTCACTACTTCGTCTAACTCATTTTTTACTTCGGTTTCAGACATTCGGTCTCTCCTTAATATTTAAAAATTAATTAATTCTTATTATTGCTATTATTTATACATCTTACCATCTCAAAAACTACGCCTTTTATAATGTTGCGTAGGTTTTAAAATTTAGATATAAAATCTTTGAAGATATTTGCTTTAACTTCGGCAAGTTTACTGCGTTTAGTTTTTTCAATTTCTTCCTTATATTGTTCAACTTCAATACTTTTCAGTATTCCGTTATCCCACACCCATTCTTTATTCTCCATAATACCTTCTACGAAAGCATCAGGAGCTGATGGGTCTGCAACTATATCAGCTGCGGTTGCGAGATAAAAGTCTTTTCCAACAACATTTCGTCCTTGAGATTGTTGAATAGAACCCATACCTCTTGAAGATACACCTAACTGAGCGCCCTCGTCAATTAGATTCTTGACGATTTTACCGTAAGGGGTATCCATTACTTTTGCTTCTCCAATAAAGTTTTTACCTTCTGGTTTAAGACTAGTAATCATGTGTGAAACTCTTTCAAGGTTAACTGTTGGTCCGTCTGGATGTCCTAGTTCACCGAAAGCACGTTTCTTGTTTATAAATTCTTGTGTGTATCGTGCAACTTCTTTTGCTAATGTTTGTACAGGATAAACTCTACCATTACGGTTTTTGATATCAGCCTGCATAAAGACACCTTTTATCTTATATGACTTGCCGCCATTAGCATTCGCTTCTGTCATTACTTCGATATCTTCAATTGTTTCTGTAATTAGTTTCATTTCTCCACCTTTTGTTTGTTATTGTAAATTTTATCTACAACTTCTCTTTTCAGTTCTTCTTTTTTTATTCCATACTTTTCTGCAAATGCATTTTTAAACTCATCTGCAAGATAAGTTTTAGATTTTGTTCCTACAATTCTTTCTAAAATTGCTCTCGAATAATCTTTTTTCTTTTTTCCCATTATCTCACTTCTAAAATAATTGTATAGTTATCACCTGCAACAAACCCTTTTGTTGAAAGTAATATGTCTCCAGCGGGAGATGTATTCGCTGTCAATGTTGCGTTGTTAGGAATACTATTACCAGCAGTAAAGTAATCGTGAAAACCACGACCAGAGAAAAATCCTATAGTTGCATTAGCAGAACTTGTCCCACTACCTGCCCATAATAACTCTACGCCTGATTTACCATTAGTCGTATTTACTGACCAATATATTTTTGCAATTACTCTGTTTGCGTCTTCACTCAAAAAATTTAATGCACTAGCGTCCATTTTAGATACAAGTGTTTCGCCAGAACCATCACTTATATTAGTAAACTTCATAACAGTTTTAACACCAACTGTGTCTGCTATTGTTTGTGATGTAACTACATCTGCCATATTATTTTCTCCTAAACTCTGTAATTAACAAATAACTCTCTACATTTGAATCAGTTGTTAATTTTATTATTTTATCATTCCCAAATTTTAACTGGTCAGGTCGTAAACCATACTTACCATTTCCAGTAAAACTCAAATCATTTGTTTCACTTCCAGCACTTAACTTTAAAGTACCCGTACCTTTTATTTGAAAATGACACTCAATCAAACATAACTTTGATTCGTTTGTGCCACTTGTCAATTTTTCAGCGTCAGCTACTATCTGGTCTGTCTCATCTTTGATACCCTTTGATTGTACAATATACTTTAAAGCAGTATCAACAATAGCTGTATTCGTAATCGCCATCAGAAAATCCTATCTACTATGCAGTAAATGATTCGTCTTTTCTTAATTCGATAATAACACTACCAGAAGTTCCAAGAGCGGTTAACTCTAAATCTCCTGAAGTTGCACCAGTATTTGTTGCGTTATTCGTAATCTTACCAGCAGTACCATCATAGTGTCCTGTACCAGCAAGTTGAATTGCCACAGTATCCGATGAAGCACCTTTAAATTGTATCTGTACATGACCTGTATTGTCGTCAGCAGTACCTTGTACTAACTGCCACCATATTCTAGTGATATCTAATTTTGCACCGTTAGCGTGTCCTGCTAAACCACTTGCGTCAAGTATGTTTGAGTTAGCAGTAGTGTTGTCGTCCATGTTTACTAGAACAGTAACTTTACCACCAGCAGCACCACTACCTGATGCAATCTTTGTATCTTTTAGTGTTCTCGTTGCAATTGCCATTTTTTATTCCTTACTTTATTGTTTCGTTATCAATATATCTTTCTATATCTGATATATTAATCCCATGTTTTTTAGCCACCCGATTAATAATACCTGGTATTTTTCCTATAAGGGGGTCAGGTGTTTTATTAATCGTATCATAAACATCATCTATTGCGGCCTTCATTTTAGGAGATAAATTATTATACTCCTTACCCTTTTCAGGACCACCATATCTTCTTTCAGATAATTGTTTTTTAAACTTCTGAAACGACAGGTTGTTCATCTGCTTCTTCGTCATTGTCGATTTCAACAGGTTCTTGAACGGGTTCTTCTTCAGTAGATTTCATATACTGAGCATTTTGTTCTAAGTCCTCTGTTTCATGAGCTGCATTTAACCAATCATTTGCGACAGTCATTCTTTTATCATCTAAAGCACTACCTATCTTATCAGATAAAGCACTTTTAAATGCGTCTTGAGCTGCGATATTATCGCCGTCTGCAAGAGAATCAACCATTGCCTTTACATTATCATCTGTCATAATTATTCATCTCCTATATTTATATCGGGATTATCATCATCTTCCATTTGTGCGCCTTCTGGATTAGCAATAATACCTTGTTTAATTTCATTTCGAATCTGACTATCAATTTCAATAATATCATCATCACTTTGTCTTAACACATTCTTTCTGATATACTCAACAGAAAAATATTTACCAATATATGGACTGACTTCATTTGCAAGATTTAATCTTTCTCTTAAAATTTCAGCAGTCTTTAATTCTGAAAAATATCCATCTTTTAAATAATCATATTGTATATGTTCTTTTAGTTTACTCCAATCTTCTATTGTAATAATGCCCTTTAAAACTAATTGTGTTTTAAGTACATCATGAAATAGTTGAGTAAATCTTTTTCTTAACCTTTGAACAAACTTAGTAAATTTAAGTTCATCTCTTGTAATTTCTGCAGCTCTTCCTAGATTAAAACCATTTTGAGAGTCTAATCTTGAAATAGGTACATTCAAAGATTTGTATAATTTCTTTTGAAAGTATTCTACATCTGATATCTCACCAAGATTTTGACCGCCTGCAAGTGTAGAAACTTCGGTGCCTTTTGCACCTTCTCTACGAGGTAACCAAAAATCTTCAAGCATAGACATATGTTTTCTATCGTCTCTAATCTCACCAGTCGAAGCGTCATAGACAAGTTTGTTTCTATATCTTGCCATAACATCTCTTAGATAGGATTCTGCTTTTACTTTAGGTAAATTACCTACATCAACATAAAATATTCTTCTTTCTGGTGCCCTTACTATTCTGTAAATAACAACAGCATCTTCAATCATTCTTAATTGATTAACAGGTTTAATTGCCTTATGTAGATGACCCATAACCATATTTTTAGTTTGGTCTATTATACCTGATGTAATATAAGAAATTGCATCAGTAGAAATTTTAAGACCAGCATTTGAATTTGCTGATGATATACCTTTTTCATTATAAACAAACCATTCTGCTGTTTGTTCTATAATTTCTATACCTTTAGTGCCTTTTGTATCTCTCTTCTTTGTAACCTCACGAACTTTTTTAATTTTTCGTGGGTCAATGTATCGTAATTCTGTTAAACCTTTTCGTGGACTTTTTGGGTCTATGACCTTGTGAAAGTATATTCTGCCATCAACATAAAATCTTTTGAATATGTCGTGACCTTTTTCGTCAAAATTTAAGAGCTTCATAACTTCATCAAACTCATCACGGATTTTCGCTTTAATAGGTTCTGAGACTGCCAGTTTATCTAGCGATATTGAAACAGACTGGTCTCTATCGTCTGATACAATAACCTCATTGATGATATCTTCAATTGCCATATCACACTCAGGGTGTTGAGCAACTTCTCTATATCTTTTAATTAAATCGACATCATTCTTTGCATTAACTTCCATATCCAGGTATTGGCCAAAGTAACCGCCAGCGGATATAGTAGTCGTACCGTCATCAGGAGAAGGAACCGTGAAGGCCTGTTTGGCCTCCGCCGGTTTATCCTTGTCGTCATTCAGTCTCGTTATTTGGAAACCAAGTAGTTGTGCCATATTATATTTTCCTTATAACTTGTTTATAATTATGTAGTAGTATCTGTTTCAAAATACTGATATGTAAATGAACAACCGAACTCTTCTATAGCATTATTCGTACCATAGTTAAGTGCGATATCATCTAGAGCAGTTGGGAATGCACCTCTTAAAGTATAAGATTTAAGAGTGTCGCCATTTCTGTCTAAATGGTCAATGAATATATCAACTTGATAATCTGAAGGATTAGTTAACCCCTCGTTATCAGTCATATTATTCATACCGTTCATCCATCTTTCTAGACCTCTGTAAATTTTGAAGTCTGTATCGTTTAATACAGTAATAGACCATGGATTAAATGTTCTATCACCAACTAGGTTCAGTATTCTTCCTCTAAAGTTTACAGGAACAGTACCAAGATTTTGCCCAGGTATTGATGTAGCATTACATAAGAA